TTTAGTAAGAAGAGCAATGCCAAATCTTATAGCATATGACATAGCAGGCGTACAGCCTATGACTGGTCCAACAGGACTGATCTTCGCTATGAGAGCTAAATTTGCATCACAAGCGGGAACAGAAGCTTTATTCAATGAAGCTGACACTGACTTCTCAGCAAGAAACTTACTCGGAGACTCTACAATAGGTGGTGTTGACGGTTTAGGTGGTGGTCAAACAGGAACTAACCCAGCGTTGTTAAACGACAGCCCTGCCGGTGCTTATTCAGCACAAGGTGGTATGGCGACTGCAACTGCTGAAGCTCTAGGTGATTCTGCTAATAATAGCTTTGCTGAAATGGCGTTTTCAATCGAGAAATCGACTGTAACTGCTAAATCAAGAGCATTAAAAGCCGAATACACAATGGAACTAGCACAAGACCTTAAAGCAATACACGGTTTGGATGCAGAAACAGAATTAGCAAATATTCTGTCTGCTGAAATCCTTGCTGAAATCAATAGAGAGATCGTAAGAACTATCTATTTGGTTGCTGAAGCTGGTGCTCAAGTTTCTACAACAACTGCTGGTATATTTGACTTAGATACAGATTCAAACGGAAGATGGTCCGTTGAACGTTTCAAAGGTTTAATGTTCCAAGTTGAAAGAGAAGCTAATTTGATAGCACAAAGAACACGTAGAGGTAAAGGAAATATCCTTATAACTTCTTCTGATGTTGCATCTGCTTTACAAATGGCTGGTGTATTAGACTACGCTCCTGCTTTAAACAACAATTTAAATGTTGATGACACAGGAAACACGTTTGCTGGAGTATTAAACGGTAGATATAAAGTTTATATCGATCCATATTCTGCAAACAACGCAGCTAAACAATACTTTGTAGTAGGATATAAAGGTTCATCTCAATATGACGCCGGTATATTCTATTGTCCATACGTTCCACTACAAATGGTGAGAGCAGTTGGGCAAGATAATTTCCAACCAAAAATCGGATTTAAAACGAGATATGGTATCCAAGCTAACCCATTTGCTGAGAGCTCAGGTTCTTCAGCTGCTGCGGTTATCAATGGAGCAGGAAATATCAACTCAAACAGATACTACAGAAGAACACAAGTAGCGAACTTAATGTAAGCTAATTGTTACTTCTTAGTAACACAGTTAAAAAGGGAGAGCCTAAAAACTCTCCCTTTTTTATGCATAAATATTAATATGACAGTTACAAACTCATATTTAAGACAACCTCAAAAGCTGGACTATGCTAGTCCTACTCAATTTAAATTTAGTATAATCAAGTTACCTAAAGTTGAATACTTTTGTACGGCCATTAATGTGCCAGGAATTTCAATAGGAGTTTCTACTCAATCTACACCTTTAAAAGATATACCATATCCTGGTGAAAAAATTACATATCAAGATTTAACAATGACTTTCCTTGTAGATGAGAATTTACAAAACTACCAAGAAATTCACGGTTGGTTAGTTGGCCTAGGTTTTCCTAGAGACCACGATGAATATAAAAATTTATTAAATGCCGCTATTGATCGTTTTCCTACTTCAAAAGGAAGCACAAGTAAAGAACCAGGAAAAGTTAAATACGGTGCTCCTAGTCAAGGTGGTACATTTTCTGATGCTACACTTACAATACTATCAGCAAAGAACAATCCAGTGACGGAGATACGATTTAAAGATGTGTTTCCTATCAGTTTAGGCGGCCTATCTTACAATCAACAAGCTACAGACATTAACTATCTTTCTGTTGATGTTTCTTTTAAATATTCAATATATGAATTTGCTTCAACAGTAGGTTCATCAACAACGGCCGTTACTACAACATAGGTTGATTTTTTTATAGTTTTGTGATATAATTATATTATGGATTTAGAACAATTACAATTAGAAGCCGACAAAGACCTTAAAATTAATGATACTGAATTAGATTTAGAATCATTAAAAACTCCACAATTGCATAATAAGTGGATGAAACATTATACTAAGTTTAAATTATTATTAACACGAACAGAAGATGAACTAAGAGTATTAAGACGTGATAAATGGGAATATTACACAGGCAAATCAGCTCCTCAAATTTATCAATTAAAACCTTTTAACTTTAAAATATTAAAAACAGACGTTGACAAATACTTAGAAGCGGATGAAGATATACAAAAGTTAACTCAAAAATTGGCCTATTTAAATGTTGTTGTTGACTTTCTGGATAAAACTTTAAGAGTTATAGTTAATCGAACATATACAATAAAAAATGCCATTGAATGGCGTAGATTTACAAGTGGTGCTGTATAATGCACTTAGAAAATACTCACTGTATTTCTAATGGATATTTTGATAGAAAATACTGTGATGAAATTATTTCTCAAGCAGAAACATCTAAACTTCATATGGCCAAAGTCCAAGATGGTTTGAATATAAACAGAAAATCAAAAATTACTTGGTTAACAAATGATAAATTAAATAAGAATATAAATGAAATTATTTTAGACCATAATAAAAAAGCTAAATGGAATTTTGTTTTAAAAGAATTTGAACCACTACAATATACAGTTTATGAAACAAACGACCATTATGATTGGCATATAGATAGTCATAGTAAACCATACCCAAATGGTTACATAAGAAAAATAAGTTTTACATTATGTTTAAATGAGAATTATGAAGGAGGAGAATTTGAAATATCAAGTCCAAATCCAAAACCAGAAAAACATATTAATACTAAGTTTAACGATAAGTTTACATTAGGAACAGTTATATCATTTCCATCTTTTATTTGGCATAAAGTAAATCCTGTCACAAGTGGAACAAGAAAAGTATTAGTAGGTTGGTCAGTAGGCCCTCAATTTATTTAACATCAATGAAATTTATTAAAAACTGTTTAATTAAATTGTTTTCAATGCACTGGCCTTTAATGAATAATGACCTTTATCTTGTTATTAAAATAAAAAGAGAAAATGACTCTCACAAAATACATTATCATAGATAAGAAGAACGAAGTGTATCTTAAAATAGAAGCGGATGATTCTATACGTAGAGAACTTGGAGAATATTTTACCTTTGAAGTGCCTGGTTATAGATTTACTCCTCAATTTAGAAACAAATGGTGGGACGGTAAGATCCGACTTTTTTCTTATGCTACTGGCCAAATCTTTGCTGGCCTTTATCCATATATTGTTAAATGGTGTGAAGATAATAAAGTACAGGTTGTTGATGGTACTAAAATAAAAGATATAGAAGTAGATAAAAAATTAGTAGATAAATTTGTAGCTGGTTTAAAGATACCAATGGAGTTAAGAGATTATCAGAAACAAGCCTTTATACACTCATTAGAAAAAACACGTTGTTTATTATTATCACCTACGGCCTCTGGTAAATCATTAATAGTTTATCTATTAGTAAGATTTAATTTATTAAGATTAAAAGATAAACCAAATAATAAAATATTAATTATAGTGCCAACCACATCATTAGTAGAACAGTTATTTAAAGATTTTAAAGATTACGGTTGGAATCCTGATAAGTATGTCCATAGAATATATCAAGGTCATGATAAAGAAACAGACAAGAATGTAATTATATCTACTTGGCAATCAATATATAATTTACCTAAAAAATGGTTTAAATCATTTGGTGTTGTTATTGGTGATGAGTGTCATTTATTTAAGGCCGTTTCTTTAAGTAAGATAATGACTAAGTTAGAAGATTGTAAATATAGAATAGGTCTTACAGGTACTTTAGATGGTACTAAAACAAACAAGTTAGTTTTAGAAGGCCTGTTTGGTGCCGTTAATAAGATTACATCAACTGCTGAACTACAAGAGAAAAAACAATTAGCTGATCTTAAAATTATATGTTTAATACTTCAACACGATAAAAATTCTAAACACTTTTTAAAAGATAAAAGTTACCAAGAAGAAATGGATTTTCTAGTGTCTAATGAAAAGAGAAACAAATATATTCGTAATTTGTGTTTAAGTTTACAAGGTAATTCTTTAGTGTTATTTCAATACGTAGAAAAACACGGTGTTATATTAAAACAACTTATAGAGAATAANGCTGAAGATAAAAAAATATTTTTCGTTTATGGTGGTGTAGAAGCAGAAGAAAGAGAGAAGATACGATTTATAACTGAGAAGTCAGACAATGCAATTATAATCGCCAGTTACGGAACNTTTAGTACTGGTATTAATATAAGAAATTTACATAACATTGTTTTTGCTAGTCCAAGTAAATCACGTATTCGTAATTTACAATCTATTGGTAGAGGTCTAAGATTAAAAGATGATAATTCGGCCGCTACTTTATATGATATTGCTGACGATCTAACTTATAATGGTAAAGAGAATTATACACTTGCTCATTTTAGAGAACGTATTAATATCTATACTTCTGAAAACTTTAACTACGAAATACATAATATAGAACTCCTAAATAGTAATANCAATGGAACAAATAAAAATAATAAAGCTGATTAACGGCGATGACATTGTTTGCACTCTGGCTAAAGAACAATTGCCAGATAAAACTCCATTGTTACGTATAGATAAGCCGTTACAAATTAAATACGTATCACAGTTAACAGCAAAAGGTCTTAAAGACTATATCGCTCTTATCAAATGGGCCGCCTATACTAACGATAAGATTATAACTATTCCAAAAGATAAAATTGTTACAATTACAAACGCCACAGANGAAATGACTAAAAGTTATATAGAGGTTTCTAAAAAGTATGAAAAGATATTAATACCTAAAAGAGCTGAACACAACTTAGAACAATTATCAGATAATGAGAATGACGACTTCAATGATTTATGGGACGACTTTAGAGATACAAAGAAAACACTCCATTAGTCTGGAGAATCTTTATCAAAGAGGCGACAAGCCCCATTATACGGATAAAAAGAATAAAGTCAACCCATCCTGGAACCGACTTTTNNCATAGTCTTTGTATAAGTGATTGACAAATAACACAAAGTGTAGTATATTTAGATAATGACAACATCAAAAAAAGCAAAAGAACATTACGTAAGTAATAAAGATTTTCTGGCCGCTATGATTGAATATAAGAAAACGGTCAAACAATCAATTAAAGAAGGCGTAATAAAACCAAGAGTACCTGATTATATTGGTACTTGTTTTTTAAAAATAGCAAATCACTTATCATATAGACCAAATTTTATTAATTATACTTTTAGAGATGATATGATTTCTGATGGTGTAGAAAACTGTTTACAATATTTAGATAATTTTAATCCAGACAAATCAAATAATCCTTTTGCTTATTTTACTCAAATTATATATTACGCTTTTATAAGAAGAATACAAAAAGAAAAAAAACAAGTAACGATTAAACATAAGATGTTATTAGATTCTAATTTTGATGATATGACATTACAGCCTGGTGAAGATAGGGAATTTCATAATCAGTTTACAGAATTTTTAAGAAAGAATTTACCAATAGA